TTTGCATATATCCTCCCTAGCAAATTCTACCAGCTTTCCAGGAATTTTACAAGTCCTTCGTAATCCCCTTTTGTATATTGGGGCGCGTAGAACTTTCCAGGAATTTTGGACATTCTTCGTAATAGTTCTATTTGGGGTGCCGCGCCCCGCTCCTCACCCACATTCCCCATCATGATATTTTTCCCTTGCACAATATTCTGCTGCCACAAATTCATCTAGGCAATATGTATCAATCTCATGTTGTGTGAAGATCATTGTTGATCCTATCCATTTCTATTTCATCTGCAATATCTTCTAGCATGTTGACAATACCCCACAAGATATTATCCCCGTCATCCCAGATAAGTTCTATTAGTTCTTGTAGTTGATCTTTGAGAAGTTTAGGATCAATAGGGCCAACTTCTACTGATGCCCCCGCTGTTCCTCTTGCTGTTACCATCACCATTATTACTCCCTTGGCGAATGCCCCCCACGGCCCATACTCCGTGGGGGACACTCTGTTGTTAGTCTAGCAGATAGTCTTTGCTGTATGGGTCGAACGCTGCCTTGTCATCGGGCATATCTACTCCGTAGAGTTCCATATTATGATCTATCCCGTCTGCTAGGTTTCTTGCGTTCCAAACTAACTGCTTGGGTTGCTGCACTATGAATAGTGGTATCTGATACTTCCATTCACTTGGCATTACCCTGTTATCTGCGAATATGTCTATCAACTTGTATGCAATAGACTTGGCATTTATCCATGTTGCCATAGACCCACCTCCTGAGTAGATGATACACCAAGGGGCTGACACAATCAAGTGCCAGCCCCCACTAGAAAGGTGATCTACTTGGAAGTGATCTTGGGAGCCTTCCGCAGAGCGGTAAGCGAAACGTTGTCCACGAACCGACCCTGGTCACGGATCACCACGCGGTCAGACGAACCGAAACGGGTGTCCCACTTCTCAAGGTAGGCGTAGGTACGACGGTTGTTGCGCTTTGACATGTGTTTCTCCTTTTGTAGTAATTACTTACAGGTGATATTCTACTGTATCCCTAGACCGCTGTCAATACCTGCGGGTAGGAAATTTGTGAATGGAATACATGCTGACCATCTTTGTATTCCAATACTGTCATTGACTCATCATCCAGAATGTAAACATATTCGATAAAACAATCTGGAATATCATTAGATGAGATAGTTAGTGGATCACTATCACGGTAGGCAATGCCATAGTCAGATACAACAGCGAACCTACCATCTTGCTGCCATTCATTGAGAGTTTCACGCTCACCTGACAACACAGACCAGCCCTGAGGGTTCCAGTCTATGACGACATTGCGAACACGATCAACACCCTTGCGATAGATCAAGTCTAACAAGACTGGCACTCTAGCCTCGGGGTATCCGTCAAAGTGAACATAGCGACCCTCCCAACCATTGTCAGCAGTTCGCCTTGCTACACATGAACGAGTGCTCATGCCTCTACCTCCATTACATCCATGCTGTCATAGTAGATATCTGATTGTATCCAATCAGGCTCACACTCAAAACCCTCGGCATCCTCTATGTAGGAGGTTGGCGTGGCAGAGGAAGCAACTAGATCCTTTGCCTGATCCTCGTCCTCTGCTAAGACTACAACCTGAAAGTCATTCAGCATTTGATAACTAACTAGATACTTGCGCATTGGCTAGAGCCTCCATCTTGGCTGGACAATCATCAAACATGTATTCTACATCATCAGGGAAGAATTTGCAAACACAGGTGGTATCCAATGCTTCATGATCTGCGTGGCTTTCTGGAATATCCCACTCTTCCCAACTAGTTATTTCACCATTCTGGAATTCATACTCACCACCCCAGCCCTGCTCTTCATCGTAGCGATGAGTGAATGAAACGGTGGGGAATTGCTCAGACAGTTCCAGCATCATTTCATCCCACGGTGGCCCCCACGGGGACTCAAAATGATAAGTGAGTTGCCCTCTGCCCTCTCCGTCTGGACACCTCTCCATGTCTACCCTAGAAGCGTCCCACTTCACGCCCCAATGAGTATTGTTCCAGTTGTACCAGTTGCCAGCAGTATTACCAACACGCTCACCTTTGATAGTTCCATTAGTGCCATAGTATTCCTCTTCACTCACATTGTAGGGGGGAAGAAAGGGATTACGAAGGGACATGTATGTAAATTCCACAGGCTCAATATCATAGTAATCAGTCCTTGTTTCTTTATCCCACTTGTTGATCCTGATTTCCATACGCAGGAACTCTTGCAACTTGTCAAGGTCTTCCTTGCTACCGTGACAATGCAATGAATTGTAGACCCAGTTAGGCATAACCACTCCATCCATTAGTTGATAGGGGTACTCTACCATTCCACTATTGAGTTGTCAAGTGCCCCCAGCAGGACTTGAACCTGCGACCTGCGGATTAAAAGTCCGTAGCTCTACCAACTGAGCTATAGGGGCTAGAAGTTGGGCGGGTGGGACTTGAACCCACGACCGTCAGTATATAAGACTGATGCTCTAACCTGCTGAGCTACCGCCCAGGGGAACTAGATTATCTCTATCTCTAGAGACTCTTCATCTAGTTCTACACCTATAGTCTGTGCATCTTCACTATCAAAGTCATGAGATATCCATTTATTCAGAGCATCCCGTTTGTTGTCTGCCTCAATAACTAGATTGATAGTGTCAACCTCTTGCCAGGTCAATAGGTACTGAGCCATTAGATTCTCCCCAATACATCACGAAAACCAAGGTCATAGACAAAACGCTCTGAGTCATTCCATGCTGTCTCGCCATAGAATAACTTTTGCTGCCACTTGGAATCTTTACCCATCTTGTATCTCACCTTGTAGAAGTCAGGGAAGGGGTAGCCAAATTGTACGATGACTGATCCACCATACATACCTCGCCAATCCTCCTCAATCTCGTCTGTAAAGATAGTTTTCCATTCCGAAACTTGCTTGACACTAGGACGCTTGCTAGGGCGGTATGTCCAATAGTCTGTGTTCATGCTACTGCGCCTCCCATGGCTAGGTTATACTGATACCAATCTTGTGTGTAGAGCACAAAGTCTACATCATCAGACCGCAGGGTGTCAAGGTAGTCGTCTAATTCATCTGCCTCAACTACCCTCAAGAAATTATCTTGAGAGTCATATACGTCCCAATAGAAAGGCTCTGCTCCCCAATCTATTTCATATAGTTTGATCACAGTTCATTTCCATTCTCATCTTGGAAGATAAGGTTAGACAGACCACCAAAGTCCTCTGCCACCCATTCCAGAATGAATTCTAGAACATCGTCCACATCTTGTGGAATCCATTCTGCATTATCCTGATTCAGGTCCTGGATAATGGACGGTACATGATAAGTAACGGTCTTGATAACGTTGATGCGTTCGGGTAAGGTGTTCACTTTGCCTCCTGGATATCTACCATCTTGTTTGCAAGTGCTTGGAAGAATCTACTACGATTAGGGTCATCTGTCAAGGACGCAAGATCAACCGCCAGCATTCTTGTGGCAGCAGTAAACCCCTTGATGAAGTCTACATTAGTTTGATATTCAGCGGGTGTAAAGTCATCCATGTAAACATCTAGTTCCATGCCAAGAGCAGTAACCTTGTCAATCATCATATTGAGATAATCCTCCATGGACACATACATCTCACCATCATGGTCTAGAACTCTACCGTTATGCATTATGCCTCCTGGGGTACGGGCAGGGTATCAAGGACAGATGTTAGCACGAAATGGAGGCTAAAGTCAAGTGCCTCCTCATCACTACCCTCCTCAGGCCAATGCCAACCTGGGAACACATTCTTATCATAGATAGTTCCATCAGTCATGACAGCACGCAGGGTATCGTTGTCAATAGACCACATCTTAGTTGCATCATCAAACATCAGCATATAGTGATATTGCATTAGTCCTCCTCAGGCTCAGAGACACAAGATACATCAACATTATCCCAGGGAATAGAAAAGCCAGCAGGCATGACAGCATAATAGTCACCATCAAACTCCAACTGTGCCATTTCCAATGCTTCCTGATATGATTCAGCCTCAATGTCAATAGTGTCACATACAGTCATGACACCCTCAAATGAATAGGTACCCATTTACTGAACCTCCACCTCTACAAGTTGGATATCTGCATACTCAATATTAATGTCGCTGTAATTTATGTTGTCAATGACAACACTCAGATCACTCTCAAGTTCATCAATGTTGTATCCCAGGGGAACCTTCACTTCCACATCACCCTCGGCACGGACATGAATACTAACCCTGCGATTCAGTTCACGATTAAAGTAACCAGCCAGTTCTTCACCAACCGCTTCCTCAATCTCATCATCAACAACGAATTGCATCAAACCTTCCATGAAGGATTCGATCTGACGCTCCAAGTAGATCTTGGTATCAACGATGCTAGAAAGGCTCTTGCAGACCTTATCAAGTTCGTTTTGCAGTTCCTCAATCTTGTTTTGCATATATTGGGGGGTATAAGGATTGATAGTTGTAGTTTCCATGACATACCTTTCACTAGTTAATAGACATGATCCTATAACAGAATATAGAAGGTGTCAAGAGTTTCCAGGAATATTTTTGGTTCATCGTAAAAGAGGGGTTGTGGGGGCGCGTTCCAGGAATTTTTATGTTCCATCGTAACTAAGCTCTTTGTGACGCGCCCCGTTTTGGCGACCCTGATGGGATTTGAACCCACGACCTCCACCGTGACAGGGTGGCGAGCACTCCGCTGCTCTACAGGGCCAGGGGGCAGTTTATTGTCATGCCCAGGACTAGCAATTATGCGAATGCAACTTCTTTCACAGTACGCAAAATGTTGTTCTTTGCACTAGTGGTCGTGGCATCAAAGCCAGACGCAGCAGCAAGGACACCCTCTGCATTACCACCGCGAGGATTGCGATACCAATCCAGACGCTCCGTGAGTGCGTTGTATGCACCCCACGCAGTACCTTTGATATTCACGCAGGTAGGACCATTGTAGATATCATTGAGAGTGTCAATCTTGTTCTCCCACTTGGTCATGCTACCCTTTGCGTCCTTCTCAGGCTTGGGGTAAACAGCCGTGATGATCTCAAAGAATTGCTTGTCGTTGATCTCCTTGGAAATCATTTCACTAGCCATCTTGTCAAACTCATCAAGGTACTTGTGAGTCAGACCAAGAGCCTCGCGTGCAGCGGCAACCTTACCCTGCACAGTCTGAGTGTGACGGATACGGAAGGACTGCTTTGCACGATTACCCTTGCGACCAACGGCAGCGTTGAGAGTGTTCTGGCAGACAACACGCACAGGGGTAACACTAGCCTGAATAGCAAGCGAACCATCATGCGAGGTGTGAACCAACAGGTAGTTGTTCACCTTGTCACCACGACCCTTGGGGTCAAGGTCAGTCTGACGCTCAAGGGCGAGTGAACCGAACACAACGGTTCCGTTCTTGATACTGCCAGCGGTTTCCCAGCGACCACCGTCAAGAAGGTTGTCACCAAAGGTGAACAGTTCCTCGTTCTGGAGAACGTTGTAACGCTCACCGACCAGACCAAGCACATCGTCCTCGCCGTCAAACGGGTTGGTACGAACAGTCGCAAAGTAATCACGATGCGAACGGCCAGGAAGGTCTACAGCCTCTAGGCGTACATTCCAGCCTGCCAAGTGTGCGAGTTCCAGCATTTCCTGAGTGCTGACAGCCTCGTCAATGACAGTTCCCAAGCCATGCCAAGCGGGTTCCCGCAGGGAAGCAAAGGAAGCCATGTCGCCGTACTGCTCCAACATGTGACCCATATCTATCTCCTATCGTTGTTGTTGATAAGATAACAATACACCACGGGTCTGACAGTTGTCAAGAGTTTCCAGATAATTTTTTATTAGACTTTTCGGGAAATTAGAACATGCTTCGTAAATAGGGCGTGGCGGGGCGCGGCCCCTAGCTCACCCACACCACCTACATCGCACATCAAAAAGGTATTTAGTTTCTGTCAGAGTTACAATATCTCCACACTCTTGGCAAAGGTATTTATATTGCACTAGAGGTTTGATAGGGGCTTGATCAATGTGTTTCACTTTACTACACCCGCCTTTATTCTTTCTACTACCTCTGATCCATGTTCGATTTGCATGGTAGTCAAAATGTAATTGTAGTCTGATTTAGATATGGTAAGTGTTATCACTCTGCACTCCCTCGCTTCACAATCCAGATCAAAGCCTGAGCAGTACGAGGACTAAGACCGTGTTCATTAGCCACAGAGGTAACAGCGTCAGACAAAGTATTATATAGACCCTTGGAGGGTGAGTCGGTCGGAGCATTAGCAGCCCTGCACATCCAAACGTCAATAACGACAGCGTTAGTGTCGCCAGCGATAGCCCTAGCGAATGCATTAGTCTTTTGTCCTTTCAGAGCATCGAAACCTTGTTCCAATGCAGCATTAGCCATTTTCAGATTATTTGATAGACCCGCGACAGGCTTGCCATTAGCAAACGCATATGCTTTAGCAACGTTAGATGCCCAACGCTCACGGGGAGAGAATGCACTAACAATAGATGCACCAACCTCAAGTGAGGTTCCAAGAATCTCAGCAACGTCCTCGGCAACCTCTTGTGCCTCAAAGTACCACACAGATGCCTGCTCAACTTGTGCGAGGGTAGCCTGTAGAATGCAGTTGTTATACAGGTACTCGGCGGTAGTTATTTCCATGGGATGAATAATTGTGTTCATGAGAGAAACCTATCAAACTAGTCGGAGAATGTCAAGGACTTATGCTTATTTTTTCTAGAATACTTTTTCTTATTCTTGTGAGGCTGGGCAGCATTAGAACGACGAATGTCCATGACCCTACGCTGATGACCGTTGCTACGGCGTGATGTTTTCATGAGATAAACTTAGCAGATATTTCCAGGGAAATCAAGGGGTCTTCGTAACGATATGATAACGGCGGGGCGCGGCAGCAACCATTCTGTTACATACCTGTTACCATTTTGTTATTAAATAACCCTATACAATGTCAGATGGGTATGGTAAGGTCAAGCCACGGAAATAGAAAAAGGAGAGCAAAAATGTCAACTAAGTTTGATATTGATGTGCAATTGACAGGCACAGATGGAAATGCTTTTGCCCTCATGGGCAAGGTGTCAAAGGGTATCCTTGATGCTGGTGGCAGTAAGACAGATGTTGTTGCCTTCCAAGATGAGGCCATGAGTGGCGACTACAATCATTTGCTGCGTACTTGCATGGCGTGGGTGAATGTGCAATGACAATCGAACGCATTGAGGCATATGCCCTAGAGGAACAAGATCAGATCTTTGTCAATGGTTCTGTCTACCGCGTGGTTGGCATTGATCCAACAGATGAGGGATACCGCTTCCGCTTGATTGACGAGGAAGGCGATGTGAAGTATCTCACAGTAGAGGACACAGAAAAGTTGCCCGTGGTTATTGACTTTCTCTCAGCAATAGGCTAAGATAAACAAGGTACAACAACAAACGAAAGGTAACACTATGACGATCACCGTTGGTTCCGAATACACCACTCGCAAGTCAGGCGTGACGGGAGTTGTGCAGGAGATTATCGAAAAGCCGTTTGGCTATGTCCTGCGTCTTGATGTGGACGGGGTAGAAAGATTTACAACCGTCTAACTAATCTTGGGAATATGCAACCGTAGGTTCATGATTTCTTTATTTCCTTTCTGGTTCATGAAACTACATCGACTTGCTTTCCCAAATAGACATAGGGACAGTCTAAGTCATAGACAGCGTGACTGTAAACCTTGACGTACATAGCAGGGTAACCATATGTCTAATATCCTGAGCATGATATAAAACTGCTCAACTTCTCATGATAAAATAAAAAATATGCCTCAGGTGCTGGGCACAGACGAGCCTCCAAAACTTGTCTCGCTAGGTTCGATTCCTAGATGGGGTGCGCTATCTAAATAGCATAAGTCCTGAGCATGACAAAAAACTGCTCACATTTTTTTGGGAATATTCCAGGGTAATTCTTAAAGGTTCGTAACAATGTGGTAACGGGGGCGCGGCCCCTCACGGCTCGTCATAGTAGTCGTCATAGTCCATGCGAGCAGCACGGGCATAGTAGTAGTCCATGTCAGGGACGTAGTTGCAGCCAAGGCCATCGGTGTGACCGCAGCAGGGGTAGTCTTCGCATCGGGCCATGAGGTGTCCTCTCGTTGTTGGTAGCCAAACCATACCACACCCCTCTGACATTCCAGGGTTTCTTCGTAAGGTTCGTAACAAGGTCAGCTTGGGGGCGCGGCCCCCTAGTCCCAGCGGGACAGTTGGGCCTCAGTCCATGCGAGCATTCCAGGATCAGCATCCTCAAAGCCCACCTCAAAGTCAATGAAATCCTCAAACTCAGGGGTATCGACGCAGATGGTGTCCTTGATCTTAGCCATGTGATCTCCTCAACTAGTAGGTGGTGAAACCATATCAGATGGGTCTGACAATCGCAAATTCCAGGGTGGTTTCGTAACCTTCGTAACGCAAGAGCTTCAGGCCGCGCCCCGCCTGTGGATAACTTGTGAATATCTTCGTGACATATTCGTTATAAAACCTGTCCGATTTGTATGCATTTCCAGAGCCTGAATGTCAGACCCCCATGATAGCCTTGGGGCAAGTTAGAAAGGAGTAACGATGTTTGTTTATCTCGTTACCACGAATGACGGGTTCGTGACCCGTGTCACCACCGCTGGTGACCCTACTGATCACCCCACTTTCTGGGGCCGCGTTGCTAACGTGGAAACCCTTGGGGAGGCTGATCTCCATGCGGTCTAATCCAATGGCTCAAGCCATCGCCAACTACACCCGTGTAGTCAATGATTGTTTCGGGGGAGTGTCAGACCCCTATGCTAGTGTTAGCACCATGGTAAATGATTGCATTGTATGTGATACCCGTGAGCGTATGCTTGTGGAAGGCCGCAAGGCTTGGAGCGTGTCCACCTCTGGACAACCGCTATGTGCAGATTGCAACTACGAACGCATGATGGAGATGATGGACTAATGCTGAATGATGCATGGGCGAGCGTGTACGCAGCCTTCCCCGATAACGCTTTCGACTATGTTGGAAAGCCTTTCTACAACGACAATGATGGAACTATCCAACTGTGGAACGGTTCCAAGATGGTCACCTATGCGGAGGTTCCTTTCTAATGATCATTGACGGTCTAATCTCAGAATGTTGCAACGCATTTGTTCGTTGGCTTGATTGCGATGAATGCGATACCTGCGAACTGCAAGTGTGTGTAGAATGCGGGGCAGATGTAAATGAAGATCAATATGAATTTACTGAAAGAGTTACCAATGTCTAAATGGGAAATGATTGACGGCGATGTTTCATGGCAACATTGCGGTCGCCCTGCCTATTGGGAAGGGTATCAAGTGTATTGTTCTAAATGTCAGGAGGAATTACCAGATGAGATCTAATCTAGAACTAAATGACTATGAATTTATTGCAATGAATAATCTCAAGCGTGCTGCACTTGCATTGTCTGATGGTGATTACAATCATGTTGAGGCATGTGTAGGTGAAGTGTTGGAGTGTATGTATAAGGTGAACAAGTGAACGACGATCCAAACTTTTTTATCTACATGCTTGTTCTTGTACCCTCTATTATTATTTTTATTTTGTTTTTTGTGGAGGCGGTGAGACAAATATGAAAGAAATAAACAGGGACGCAAATCTTAGAATTGCAATCAACAACATTGATGAAGCAATCAGAGCATTGTTCGAAATACATGACAACGAAACACTTGCAATCATGTCAGACCTTGCAGATTGTATTTGGAAACTCAGGGAAATTCGTAACCATTCGTAACAAGAGCTGAAAGGGCCGCGCCCCGTTATCAAATTGTTACAATAAATATGTCAAATAGTCTTGACAAATATCAGACCCATATGATAAGGTCGGGGTATCGAAATCGAAAGGAGTTGGCGACGATGACCAACGATAACAAGGGCTTCTGCGTTCATTGCAAGAAGGAGTTCGTTCCTCAGTATGGCTACCGCAACATTTGCGAAATGTGCGATGAATACTTTGAGTGCCGCCGTGGGCATTCATTCTGCACCCGCCACTAGGCGAGTGTCAGACCCCCATGCTAGGATCAGATCAAACGAAAGGAAAGCACATGCTGACAATGACCACAGACCGCGACACCGTTACCATTCACGGGTTGCCCTTTGGTGAGCATATCGAATGGCTCAAGAAGACCCACTATGCCTACTGCTACAACGGCGGGGGACGTATTGTAGATGAGTTCTCCTTCGCATGGGAGAAGAACAATCCCAACATGGCAGACTTTCTAGATGCTGCTGTAAACTTCATTGACTACTACTTTGAGGAGAAGGAATATGCTGACGCATAATTGCCAGCATTGCGGCGAGGATCTTCCTGTTAGCGAATTCTGGAAGAATAAGTCAAAGCCATTTGGCCTAGATATTTGGTGCAAAAATTGCTACAAGAGCCTTCCATCATATGCAGCAAGGTTAGAACGTAGTCGCAACGGATACCGCCCACCATCAGCACGAAACGAGGTTCGTCGTGCAAAGGCAAAAGCAAAGAGAGAGAGCGCAAATGTCTGAGAACTTTGGCAAGTTAGGATACATTGGTAACCCACGCCGTACCCGCTTGGATCATGTGCAAGCAGACGAGATTAGTTTCTTCATCGAACCATTAGACACCAATCACTATGAGGCTGCATTCTTTTTTGAGGGTGAGTGGGTAACGGATCTCATGGGAGAGTTTGAGCCTTACGCAGAGCCAGAGGCAGGGGAGACAAGAGTCTATCGCTACATTCCCAAGGAAGTGTTAGCAAACTTTCTAACGCACCACGCGGTATCGAAAATCCGTTGATAATAAAGGGTTTTTCAGCTTTCCAAAAAAACCCAGGATATTTCGTAACCTTCGTAACAATAGGGTAACGATGGGGCGCGGCGTTATCCACAACCTTGTCCACAACTGTTGATAACTTTGTGGATATCTTTGCGACAATACTGTGACATTCGCAAATGTCCGAATTGGTAGTATTTGTAGGTATTCTAGCGAGGCCCAATGTCAGACCCCTATGGTAGAGTCGGAGACATAGAAAGAAAGGTTAGGTGGTCACAATGGCTACACGCAAAGCAAACGCAATCGCCCTAGCGGTTGCCAACTACGCAAAGGTTGTCGAAGAGGCTTTCGACACCACCTACTGCTCAGGGTGTCTGAATAGGCATGATCCTCAATACTGCCCCCATCGGGGGTAGTGTCAGACCCCCATGGTATTGTCCAACTAACCTAGTAGAAAGATAGAAAGATGATCGAATCAGTAAAGCAAATCAAGACCATGAAGGCTATCGACCTTCCCGATACTTTCGATGTTCGCGTGGGTACTACTGAATACCCTTTCGAGATTGTTGATTGGGATCTTGACTATGTGTATGCAAAGTCAATCAAAGACAATCAAGTTATCAACATTCCCGTTGATGAAATGGTTACCGTTCTAGTCCCTGACACTTGGGAGAATGCAGCGGTAGATATCGAATTCGATCTCATGCAGAAGGGTCTAGTCTAATGAAACTAACCAAGCGTGGTGAATTTGTTGTCGGCACTTTCTTTGTGCTTTGCTTGCTTGCACTGATTGGCATCGCGGGTGCAATAGAAACACAACCCAATCCAACTTGTGCAGACTATCAAGCATCACAAGATTGGGAATTGGCATTACGAAATGATTGCCCATTTATTGATAAGAATGGTGACTATCTTTACACTTGGCAACCTTTGCAGTAAAACTATGGTATGGGCGCACTAATAAAAAAGTGCGCTCTTACTGTATGCCGCACCATACACATCTCCAAAATATTAAAATTTTCTCAAAATTGGAAATGCGGGGTATACAAAAAATAGGCTCCACAAAAAATTATTAAAATTTATTCAAAATCGCCATATCTAGCAATCATTGCAGCCATACGCATTCCATTATTAAACCAATAGATCTGTTCATCTGATATAGATTCAGGGCTATTGCGACGGTATAAAGAATTATCAATATCGTCAGCTATTAGCTGGCGATAGTAGTTCTCCATAGACTTTTCAATATCGGTGTAATCATCCATAGTACAATGGTACTATAGAAACGAGGGGTAAAAAATGAACCAAGAACGCTATTGGCGTAATCTCATCGCTGATGAAATTAAAGCCGAACACGACAAGGTAAAGAAATATTACCAAAAAAAGGGTATGAATACAGGTGGAATGTCCCCTGAAGAACACACTCGTCTTAATATCTTTTTATTATGTGAATCTATTTCACGAACAATGAAAAATTCACAGGATGCACCAAGACATATTGAAGAATCTAACAATACCCCCATTTCTACCCCCGAACCTGCAGAAGATATCAATGACTTTATAGAAGAACAAATTGAAGCTTTGTCCGAGGAACAACTAGAAGGTCAAATGAGTCTAGACGATATAACCATTAAAGATGTTGTACCAGATCTTGTACCAGAAGTTGTACCAGATCCCGTGCCAGATCCCATGCCAGACCCCATACAAAGCCTTGTCAAAGATACCCCCTATCAAAATGAGTTTGGAGAGATTTTATGAAGGAATTGAATGGAGTGAAATCATGAAGGAAATAAACTACACATGTGCACATATGGACTTTAATAAGTCGTATGGATGTGCAAAGTGTGAAGAGGAAAGAAAGATGGAGATGGATAAGGGTACTATTTCACCCGCCGCGAAAGAGCTGCGTAAAGGATGATTAACTAAATGAGTACATTTGAGCCATTAGAGTTTAAAAATTATCAAAGGCAACAATTAGATCAGGTTAAGCTTATTAATATTAAACCTGGCAAAGAGAATTATCATGTCAAGATTGTGAAAGATGTGTTGCATTCCATGTACCCCCATCCTAATGATAAGGATGATTATAGCTACGATGTATTTATGGAAAAGGCTGTTAAGAAGTTTCAGCAAGATATTGATACCCCGATTACGGGTAGGCTTACTGATGCCGAACTAAGAATGCTTGCAGAAAAATCAGGTACGTTTAGAGTTGCCTAAACTCTGTGTGCCAACCATTCTTGTGTTGTAATAGGAAATGCCTGTTGCACCTCTATAAATACTGCATCTGCATAAGCCTGAATCTCAGACTGTGCTTCTGAGTGCATTCGTAATGATATAAAGTGAAGAAGTGAGTTAAGGCTTGCTGTCCACCGCCACCTAACGTACATGGCGTAGGCAGGAAGAAGAAGCCGTGCCTGCTCTGGAGCAACACCATCCATCATTGCCTCTCTATAAAGGTCGTGAGCCTCCTGGACAAGCTTTTGCATTCTTCTGGTATATTTTGCACCAAGAAAGTCTTCTACGGGTTCTCCGCTGCCCTGCTTGCGATTTTCAGGCGAACTTCTCCATTGATTAACGCCAGGGATGTAAAACTCTTCATTTTCTGTGACATACCTACGAGAGGACTCATTCCACCCCATTTGATCGTCAAGGTGAGTAGAGGCAACAGCGTGCTTGTACCATTGTCTAGCAATCATCAACGGTGCATAGACTTCAAATGTCATGGCACAATGTCGTAATACTGAATCATGCTTGTGCTTGACAAGAAAACCAATAAGCTTTTGATCTCTACTATCTAACTCTTGAATTTCTTTATCAAAAGAGGCACGGGCAGCATTAACAACATCTAAATCACTACCCATGGTGTTTACTGTGCGAACATATCCATGATCTAATACTTTTTTCATTACTACCTTTCTGTTGTGGAGCCGCAGGGAGTTGCACCCTGGTCTTTCGTTTTCCCTCTATCTTAGATATACAACCATATTAATTTGTTTGTAGCAATTTTGGTTTCCGACCTGCAATTGCTGGATTATCCAACCTAGACTTCTGTTCCCACCTGTCTAGAAGGCGGCACTTCTGCGACTTGTTTATACAGCTAGTGCGTAGGCGTTTTGTGTCTTGCCGTTTATATTTAGTTAGTTGCCAAGATAGTCTTCCAACGAAATCGAATCTAATTCGGCCCCGTCATTTACCATTATACATTCTTCTTATGGCAGGTGCAACCACATTTTCCAAAAGAGAAACTGTACCTACAATCACTATGATGCCCAGTAGAACACCATCCTGAGGGGGTAGTAAGTTGTCTTTCAGGCGTTGGAATCGGCCAATCATCTTCTATCTTCCTTTTCTTTTTAGGCATTACGCGCCCTTGGCAGGAGTCGAACCTGCGACCAACGGATTAGAAGTCCGACGCTCTATCCTCTGAGCTACAAGGGCAAGTGTCATTATATAGTTTCTGTTAGATCTCTAGCAACTTCTAATTTAATATGTGTTGTTGCAATATTGCGTTGTGCAACATGAAGGGTGTCTTGAAGAAAAGATCCTGCTTTTGCCATATTCATAGCATTATCAATGTGGTCATATACCTCATTGAGTTTTTCTAAGGCGGTAATTACTTCGTAATATATTTCTTTATCCATCCCCTACTTCTTTCTTGTGTCGGTGGAGTAAAATCCTTTACCCTTGAATTGTACTCCAACAGCATTATATATTTTATTGAAATGTATGCTATCGCATATGGGGCACTTTGTCAAGTTATTTTCAGTTATAGATTGATATATTTCTTGTACCCCGCATTTATTGCAGGAATATGTATATGTTGGCATATCTCCTCCTGAGCCTCAAAACAGATTTGAACTGTTGACCGCTCGCTTACAAGGCGAGTGCTCTACCCCTGAGCTATTGAGGCGAACGGGGAGACAGCGGGGATGGGTGGTGGGTGGAGTCGCTGCCTCCCCTAGCTGGCGTGGTAGGATTCGAACCTACAACCCATCGGTTAACAGCCGATTGCGCTGCCATTGCGCCACACGCCAAGGTCTTACGACCTATGCACTTGACTGGGACTTTTCGTTTATAAATTCTCTTTCATCTACAATTTCGTATGCCCAATTATACAGGGCTTCCTCATGCTTTGTAAAGTCATGGCCACAAAATAATAGACTTCCTTCTATACCCTTTGCTTCCACCCAAGCCTGGGCATTGCAACGATCACACCTATCTTGTATACTGAGTGTCCGAGTTTTTTGTTTTTCCATAGTTTTCATTTTTACTCCCATCCATATTTAACAGCGGCCTGCAATAAATATATTTTACCATCGTTGCATAACATAGTCAATACATTTAACAATGTGATAAAATAGTTATAAATCTTTTGGGGAGAATTTACAACTGAATATGGATACGCCGCAAATAGACGATCTGGTAATAATGTTAGGCCAAATATCTGCCGCAATCATTGCAATCTCAGGCGTTGGGGCCATTGCATATAAATTATTCTTTAAAAAAATGGCAGATAAGTTAGAAAAAATAAATCAAGAACTTCATCCTAATGGTGGGTCTTCTATGAGAGATGCTATCAATAGAATTGAGAAAGCTCAAGAAGAAATTAAAGATGATGCTAAGAACATCAGGGAAAAAGTAGACGACCATATTCAATGGCACCTTGATAACTAATGTTATAATCTAATTAGAAATATAAATAGGAGTGCCGCTAAATGACCCCAGGCAAAGCTAATTTTTTATGTCCCCAGGGAAGCACGTTTACTCGTACTCTTACTTATAAAATTGATGACTCCCCTGTGGATTTGACAGGGTATGAAGCAAGGCTCCAGGTTCGTGAATATCATTATTCAGATGATTTTGTAGTTAATCTTACAGATAACGATGGCATTACGCTTGGTGGCAGCGCAGGAACAATTGACATTGTTATTGATGCAACTACTACCCAAGATCTAGTTCCAGGAAGTTATGTTTATGACTTAGAGTTAGTAGTTGGCAGCACGGTAACAAGACTAGTAGAAGGTAAATTTACTGTAACCCCAGAGGTGACTAGGTAATGGCAGATGTTACTGTAGAAATTATAGAAAGTGTTGCATCTATAGAAACTACAGATGACAAGGTTACCGTTGATCTTGGAACATCTGGCCCACAAGGTCCAAAAGGTGAAGATGGAGAAGTTTTATTTGCTGATCTTTCTTATGTTCATACACAATCTGTTGCATCAAATACTTGGACAATAACACACGGACTTAAATTTATACCAGGCATAACTATAGTAGATTCAGCAGGAACAGTCGTTGAGGGGTCATATAACTACCCAGATGCAAATACTGTGGTTGCAAGCTTTTCAGTACCTCTCTCTGGAAAGGCGTATTTATCATGAAAGGAAAAGATAAATAATGGCAAGAAATTTTCTTACGCCTATCAATCTGAACAAATTAGAACTGCAAAACGCAGCTATTCAGAATCTTGCTACTGATCCAGAAAGCCCCGCATCAGGACAGATTTACTACAACACAAATGATTCAAAGTTGAAAGTTTACAACGGAGCATCTTGGACTACCGTAGGCAATACACAAGAAGAGATTGAAGACTACATCAATGGTCTAATTACCGCTGGTGGAGGAATTTCTGTTGATTATGATGATGATGGAAATTCACTCACTATTGCAAATACAGGCGTTACAAGCCTAACAGGAACAAGCAATGAGGTTACCGTTTCTGCTTCTGCTGGAGCAGTAACTATTGGCTTGCCTAGTACAGTAGCAGTAGATATTTCAGGAACAGCAGCAAGTGCAACATATGCTGTAACTGCTGGAACAGCAAATGCAGTAGCAGCAGATTCTGTTGCATTAGGCACAGATACAACGGGTGATTACGTTGCTAATGTAACTGCTGGAGCAGGCATTTCTGTTACAGGAACAGGAGAGGGAGCATCTGTTGAGGTAACAAATACAGGTGTTACTTCTCTTGCAGGTACAACTAATGAGGTAAATGTTTCAGCTTCTGCTGGATCAGTCACCCTTGGCTTACCTGACGATGTAACAATTGCTGGTGACCTAAGTGTTGATGGATATTTGAACTATAATAATTTAAATACAGCATCTGCGGCTAGTGCAACATATTTAGAGTTTCAAAACGGTCCCGATGGCTATCTTTTGGCCGATGTTGGTGGAAACGAAATAAAAATACCATATTACTATACAGGAAACTAAAGTCCTACATGATATAATCTAGATATGGCTTTTCCTGCAACTTATAACTTCTCATATTATCGTGGAGACTCTTTTGAGTTTGTTGTTCAGCCCAAAAATGCTGATGGAACAGCATTTGATTTATCAGATTATTTGTCTGCAAGTGCAACATTTACCATAGCATCACGATCTGGGGGAACAGATACTTTTGTTTTTAACGGAGATATAACAATTAACTCTGCAGAATCATATATCAGTTGTGTCATTGCTCCAGAGGACGGTGAGAATTTAGCACAGGGCACATCGTATGTTTATGACGTAGAGATTAAGAATGATGACAATGTTTATACCTTACTTGCAGGAACAATAACAGTGACTAATGATATTAGCGGTAGAATAACATGAGCATAGAGGTGTTGCTAAATACTCCAGAAATATCTGTCATTGGCCCTCCTGCTACTATAGATATACAATTAGATGTTGGTGCTACAGGGCAAAGGGGTAGTCAGATATTTAGTGGATTTGATGATCCAAACGTAGCTCCACCAGACGCTAGTATTCTTTTAAATGACTTATTTATTAGAGAAAGCCAGGGACAGACAGAAGGATATCTATATCAATACTTATCTGATGGTGCTGGTGGATTTCAATGGGAAAAAATTGGCTCACTAAAGCCATCTATTTATAGTGACGTTGCATCATTAAGTGCTAGTGTAGGGAATATTAGTGCAAGCGGGGGTATTTATACATATGGGGTTAGTATAGCGGAGGCTTTTTCTGAATATAGCGCAACCTCTATTTCTGAAAATAATCTAAGCATTCAAATCTCTACTGAATTTGAAGACGCTCCTGTAGTTACCAGTCTTAAAACAAAATCAGTAAATAATATAACAAACTTTATAAATGTTGATTTTTATTCTTTATACTATAATTCAGCATCTGCACAATGGTTAGACCTAACAGATTCATCAGCAAAGCATCACATAACAATATCATTGCTCGCTTGATGATATAATAAAAGTGGAGAAAAAAATGGCACAAAATATATCAGACACCAATAACTTTACTACAAACTATGACGTAGGTGTTCCTGAGCAAACAGATGTTGCCAACATTATTCAAGCCTTTACAGAGTATCATTATGGTGCAGACTATGATGGCAATGGTGATCCAGGAGGTATGGAAGGCCACCTTGCTGGGATAGAACAAGACCTTTCTACTCACGCATCATCGACAACTGGAGTGCACGGAGTAGAATCAGGTAATCTTGTAGGAACAACATCCACTCAAACATTGACAAATAAAACACTTTCTTCTGCAACACTTTCTTCTCCAACAATTACTGGAACTTCAACAGTTACTGGGGATTTTAATGTCACGGGCACTTTTAATGTAACAGAAAGTATTAATGTCACAGGAGACTTTGATGTTCAATCAGTCAGGGAATCACTATCTTCAGAACTATTATCTGCTGGAACTTTAACAATTGATTACGCAACAGGAGCTAATGTATCTCTTTCTTCTCCAAGTGCGAACTTTAGCATTGATGCAATCAATGTTCCACTAGATAATGATAAAGTCATTAATATAACTATCATTGTAACTCAGGGGAGTACAGGAGGAATCCCATCTGCTTTTAATATAAATGGTTCAGCACAAACTATACGATGGGTTGCAGGCATCACCCCTACACCAACAGCTAATAAAATTGATATTTTTAGCTTTACTCTTATCCGTCAGTCAAGCTCTTGGACAGTCTTGGCCCAAGCCTCGCTTAATTTTTAGGGAATAACATGGCATTTCTTTCTGACATATTCGGTCCCATCGGTAGAGGAATTAGAAAATTTGTTCCAAATATTATTGGACAAACTAGAACAAATGCAGCAACAAAATTAAATGAAGCTGGTCTTGTTGTTGGCACAGAAACATCCACAACGACAACAAATACTAGCTTGGATCAACAAATTATTAGTCAAAACCCATTAGCAAATGAACAAACTACCCCAGGCGGTGCTGTTGACTATAATTACTATCAATATGTTGCTCCTTTCTTCCCACCCTTCTTCCCACCGTTTTTCCCACCATCGTTCCCTTTCTTCCCACCATCTTTTGGCCCCTTCTTCCCACCGTTTTTCCCACCATCGTTCCCTTTCTTCCCACCGTTCTTCCCACCGTTCTTCCCACCATATTTCAAGCCTCCCCCCCATCACCTCTACAAATCCGTTGGAGTTGACACACTAATTAGGACACCAGACGGTCTTGTTGCTGCAGGCGATTTAGAGTATGGAGACACCCTTATTTCTGCAGAAATTGAAGGATTCCCGTATATGTGGACGGAAGAATCAAATCAACAGGCACTTGATTGGACGAGTGAAGATCCACAAATAACTTATAAGGAATCAACAGTTGTTGGAATAGTAACCAGAACTACAGAGTGGGCAATTGTAATCAACGATGACATATTTTCTGACACCCACTTTATCCTTGTAATGAGAGACGGTGAGGCAAAATTTATTGAAGTTCTTAATGTTGTAGAAACAGACCTTATCTATTCATATCAAACTTCCTCATTTGAAGAGATAACGCTTCTTGAGTTTATAGAATCACCACATGAGGTAGTTTGTATTAACGTAGAGCCATATGATGTGTTCTTTACAGAACACATGCTGGTACATGACAGTCATTCCATGCGCGAGATAGAAAACATCGGTTACGAATGACAAGCTTTGTAGCAAAGGATGATAATGGTGTCGCTACTGCAGACTTTGAATGTTTTCCAATAGAGTTAGGCGACAGTTGGATATTTACTCACAAATTTAAAAGTGGTGGCCTTCATTCTTTCTTTATTTCTATGTATCACAATCAAGATTTTCCTGCAGGGACAGTAATTTCTTCTCCGTATATGTATCATAAGTATCCAGACGTATACTCCGTATATTCCCGTCCTAATGAAGATGGAATATATTATGGTGAGAGGGCTAGTATCAATCCAATACATCGTGGTAAAAAGTGGTGGACATGGTATGGATATATGACAAGAGTTATTATGTGGGGAACATTTGGTATTCATGTAGATGTTACCCCCGACAGAAATACTAAAATGGAATCTTTTTATCAAAAAGCTACAAAGGGTATTGGTCAAGAATTAAAAACAAAAAATAATGGTAGGATGGATTATCCAGATGAGGAGATGCCTAGAGATCCAGCATTTCCTTATTCATGGCAAAATAACAGAATTTCTAAAAGGATAAAAAATGAAAACTAATGCTCATAAAGAGAGTGTTTTGTTTGAAAAAATAAAGCGCAGCAATCTTGTTTTAACCTCTGAAATTATTCCAAAAAATGTAATAGAAGATATTGATTTTATAAGAAATAGCAAAGAGGAAGTTTATCTTTTTAATGGTGGAGATAGAGCAAGCTTTGTTTATGATAGATCATGTGTTAACGACCTATCTTTTAATTATTTTCAGCTTTATAACGAATCTGTGTATCTTTGTTTTAAAGAGGTAGTGTCTCTGTTATCAATAATTAGTGGTAAGAGAGAAATTAATACAGTAAAAAATAAGTACTATTTAACATCTGAGTATGAAGAATCTTTTAGAGATGATGTACTATATGACACAGGTGGAGGTGGTGCCCCTTCATTTTCTGGATACTGGATACTACAGGCAAATGAAGATGCTAGCATAAAAATAAACTCAACTGAAACAGAGGTAGTTATTGGAACTATAGTAGTGTTTGAGTCGGGAGTAGACATACAACTTAGGAATATAGAAAAAGCAATATCCTTTAATCTATCTACCCTGAGTAGAATACCTGATCAATATCCTCAAAAATGGATGCCAATTCTGCTGTGATATAATTTTCCTTTGATTGGAGCATTAATGGAAAAAATAACACAAGGTCCATGGTACGAAATTGAAGAACAAACTTGGACAGATTCTGAAGAACTAAAAGATGGAATATGGGTATATAAAAACGTTGTAAGTAACGGAAATGAAATAGTAGAAAAGATTTCAAAAATTTTAGATAGGTCATGGAACCCATCACTAAGTTGGATGCCAGCATATGTGGGATATCAGGAGCTTATGCCTGAATACAGAGATTGCCATGACTTTAAATATAAGCCTGGTCAATTACCAGAAAATATTCCAGGTGTTCAGACAATAAACCAAATATATTCAGAACTACACTATAGACAGTTGCAGCCTGTAAAAGACTATGCCAAACATTACAACATCGGGGAGCTTAGATATTGGGAGGCAATGAATCTTGTTAAGTACGGCCCTGGAGAGCACTTTGAATATCATCACGACCATGGATATTCATATAACTGCACAGTATCTCTTGTTCTTTATTTAAATGATAATTATGAAGGTGGAGAAATATCTTTTAGACTACAAAACCTACAGGTAAAGCCAGAAGCGGGGGATCTATTTGTTTTCCCATCAAACTTTATGTATCCTCATAGAGCTATGCCAGTAATTAGTGGAACTAAATATTCACTAGTAACAATGCTTGATTATTCAGACAAGTTCCATAGCCCAGAGTTTTATCAGGAAACAGGGTCATGAGATCAATACATGTTCATAAAGAAATAGATAAATCTGCCAATATAGAACAGCTACAAGTAAAAAGATTATGGATGGATGAAACGCCAAACAAACATGCATATCAATGTATGCCCCTATCCCTGGCAAACTCATTGGGATGGGGAATATCTTTTCCAGAGGACATATCCTTTATTTGGGACGGAATTTGTGATACAACCGCAGATCACGTTAAGGTAATAAGCGGAAATAAGTATTGTTTTACATCTAGAGGCAATGCTACTATAAGCTTTAATACATATCTTACTGTTGTAACAGAAGAAAGTGTTACTACTTTAGTAATGCCCGTTCCAAATGAATTTAATGAAAATGCTCAATGCTTTACTAACCTAATAAGTACCTCATTTTTTAAGTCATCTATTCCTATCGCATGGAGGATAACAAAGCCCAATGTAGAAATAATAATACCAGCAGGTACGCCTGTTGCCACCATTGTTCCAATATCATTAGGTGCTCTGCAAGAGTTTGAGGTAAAAATACAAAATAAGCCTTATCCAATTAATAAAGAGCAAGTTAAGGAAGACTTTGAATTTTATAAAAAAGTTAGCAAACTAGGAAAATTTACAAACCTTTATAGAAAAGCAGAGAATAGTAGAGGGGAGTCTGTGGGAAGTCATGAATCAAGAACAATCAAGCTTACAACAAAAAGTGAATGATAAAAGCATAATCTTTACATCTAATAGGCATCATCTAACAGAAAATCATCCGTCATGTCCAGTTTCTTCCGTAAAAACGATTCCTAAGTGGTATAAAGATGCAGACATATATGCGATTGATCCACAAACAAATAAGCCATATATTGATCCACAAGATGGTGGGAAAATACCTACATGGAAGTCGTGTCCTGCATTGTTAGATGTTATGTCTTCAGGCTACGTTTTAAGAACGCCTTGTGACATAGAATTTTATTACGACAATAATAGGATTAGAGCCAAAGTTTTAGATAAACAAAACAAAGACTTTATTGATGAAAGATCTCCAATGCCCCAGTTTGTAACCCCCATGGGGTACGATGACAACCATTTTGCTTGGTGGATGAATTGGGCCGTGACTGTACCAGAAGGGTATAGTGTTTTGTACACACACCCTATGAACAGGTTTGATCTTCCATTTATTACTACAAGTGGTGTGGTTGATAGTGATAAGGTGCTTATTGCTGGAACCATTCCGTTCTTTCTATTTAAAGGGTGGACTGGAGTTTTGCCTGCTGGAACACCGTATTCTCAGCTTTTTCCATTCAAAAGAGAAAACTGGTCATCAGACATAAAAATAGAAAACCCAGAAAGAATGTACACAAAAAATATGATTAACACCCTTAGATTTAGAGTAAAAAATGGTGGGGTGTATAAGAATAAAATTTGGAAGAGAAGATCTTACAAATAAGGTACAATTTTGTCATGATTACCAATCCTCAAAATTTACAAAAACCAGTATCTATAACACCCTCTGGGTATTTTGGTATGGACGCAAGCAATATTGTTGAGCTAGAAAACTTTATGACAGAAAAAGAATTAGACACGTTATCAAACTTTGCTAAAAATCTCACAACCTGGGATCAAACAGAAACACATTATGATGAGGACGGCGTTGTGATATATGAGTCAGAATATTGGAAAGACAGGGTTGCTACTTTTGAAACTTTAAGATCTGTAAATCCACAAATACCTCTGATGATTACAAAAATGATGGATAGATTAAAGGTTCCAGTTGAAGAACATTTTAATGTAAAAATACAAGCAACTGGACCAACCATAGTTAAATGGTTGCCAGGTCAATATCAACACCCACATGCAGATAAAGAGTTGCACGAAGGAGAAAACGCGGGGAAGCCAAATGATTTTCCATATTATGATCTAGCCAGCCTATTTTATTTAAATGATGACTATGAGGGCGGCGAGCTTTATTTTCCTAAACAAGGTATTCAGTTTAAACCGAAGCGTGGTGCTGCTTATTTCTTCCCTGGAGATATGAATTATATACATGGAGTTACAGAAATAAAGAGTGGAGTTAGATTTACCTGTCCGTTTTTTTGGACAATAAAGGAGCTTGGAGATGCATAGATATACAAAAGACATTATCACATATGATAATTTTATCTCCAAGAGAGAGTGTGATTCTGTCATAAAGTTTCTAGACAATCAAGCGGAATCCGAAAAGATGGAGTGGATGCCAATATCTTTTTATGAATCATACTCTTCTTCTTTGCCAAAAGAAGACAAGGAGCTAGAAAAACTTGATTTGCCTTCTAATTATTTTGAAATTTTAGAAGACAAAATGAAAAAAACTGTTGCAGAGGTACATGATCTAGAAGTAGAAACCATATTTAAAATAGGATTCCATACTCAAAAATGGGAGCCAGGAGCTTATGCTAGGCCACATTCAGATAATACTGACGAAATGGGTAATTTTGGAGCATTCGAAAGAAGCAGATATGCCTCCTTTTTATATTTAAATGATGATTTTGATGGCGGCATTTTAAGATTTGTAAAGCAAAATATAGAAATACCCCCTAAAACTGGACTACTTGCTTCATTTTCTGGAAGCTTTGAAAATATGCATGAAGTAACATTACTAAAGTCTGGCGTAAGATATACAATCGGATCTTTTTGGGATGATAGAGATGAATCAGCGTATCCAGAAGAATTAAAAGAGAGTTGGAAAGAGGAAATGGAAAAGACCAGAGAGCAGCAAAGGGTAGAAAAAGAAGAGTGGCAGAGTCTTTTGAAAAAAGGATATAAAATAGATCAGCAAGGTAGAAAATATAAGATGGGTGAAGTATCGTAATGGAACTAACAAGGCTTCATGAAAATGTTTATTATTATACAAATGTATTTGAAAACCCTCAATGGATAATAGATTCGTTAAACTCATTAGATGATGATGAGCAAACATACTCAGCGATAACAAAGTGGTACCCATGGCTTGCCAGCAATAATAATGAAGATTGCTTCGGTGAAAAAAAAGATCTCTACTATCGTAATAAGGACTCTGTAGACAATCGGCTAGTTTCTGAGGTAATAGAGACAATGAGGCAAGGCGTAGAAAGAATATGCTACTCTTTTGTAAAAGATAGGGAACTAGACATTGAGCCAAACATATCTCCATTCCTTGACATGTGCAAATATACAAGGGGTGGAAATCTTGGACCACATTATGATGGTTTAGATGGAGATAGAAGCCTGATGTATTCTATCGTAATGTACTTCAATGATAATTATAGGGGTGGTCAAATATCTTTCGCAATTAATGAAGATGAGAGAAGGCCCACAACAAATATACAAGACCCTGCTATAGATTTTTGGGTAAAGCCAGAACCTGGATCTGCAATAATATTTCCATCAACCTATCCGTACTTTCATCAATCGCACCCAATAATCTCTGGTGAAAAATATATGTCAACCTCATTTATATTTGTTGAGGGTTATGATCCATATAACCCCGATCATGTTAAAGAATATCGTAGCTAATGAAAACTGCTATTGTAACAGGGGCAAGCAAAGGGGTTGGCTATCAAACCTGCAAATTTCTATCTGAAAATGGATACAGGGTAATAGCTGTCTCTAGAAATATAGATAAAATGATTCCTCTACAGTCTGAAAATATAGAGACATATAAAATGGACATAACCAATTTTCAAGAAATAGAAAAATTTTTTGAAAAATATAAAGATATAAAGTTAGACCTCCTTGTTAATAATGCTGGTGGGGGAGCAAGCCCAACACAAATAATAAATGAAAGGCCAGAAAACTTTAATTATGCATATAGTTTAAATGTAAGTGGACCGATGTATCTTTCTAAACTATTTACAAACAATATGGAAAAGTCTGATAATGCAACAATAATTTTTGTATCGTCCCTCGGTGGAAAATTTGCCTATCCAGGAGGTGGCAATTATACAAATGCAAAAAGAGGTATAGGTGGCCTAGTAGATACGATGAGGCTTGAATATCCACAATATGGAATAAAGATAGTTGAATTATGTCCAGGAACCATAGACACGGTAGAAGGAGAAAAAAGGGAGTCTGCAATAACGGGTAAAGATATGGCTGAAATAATATATTGGATATCTGAGTTGCCAAGCCATGTGAACATAAATTATTTAGAAGTGAACCACATAAATAGTAGAAAGTAGTGTACAATATTACCTAGTTTGGAGGTGCAAATTGGATACTAAGTATGTAAACTTAATAAAGTCTTATGTCAAGGTTTTTATTTCTGTAGTTCTCGGCATGTTTCTTGCTGACGGAGCAGATGTATTTGCTGTTGATATGACAGATATAAGATCCTGGTTGGCAGCTGGCCTAGCCTCTGTTATTCCACTAGTTCTTACTGCCCTTGACCCTAGCGATCATCGTTGGGGAAAGAACGCAGAGTAGTTTTATAGATTGATTCCCGCCATTGAGCGGGGATTAGTCTGTCTAATAATGATATAATAAAACTGGTGAAAATTAATGGCATTAACCACAAATAATTATGGATTCCCTTATCCACAGGATACAGATCCAGTAGACTTCGCTGGAGATATTCAGTCTTTAGCAGAGGATATTGACAATAACTTGGGAGAAATTATTGCCGATACTGTCGGTGATATGGTCAATGAGAATACAGAAAATGGCATATCAGTAACATATGATGACACTAGCAATATATTAAACTTTGATGTACAAGATTTTAACATAACTCTTGTTGGTGATGCCTCTGGTAGCACAACTATACAAAACCTTTCAAGTGCTAGCGTTACAGTAGTTATTCAGGATGACTCTCATAATCATACGTCGTCTACTATTACAGATTTTGCTGAAGCAGTAGCAGATACTGTTGGGAATATGGTAACTTCTAATATTGAAAATGGAATTTCTGTTACATATGACGATGTTGATAATACTTTAGACTTTGATATTAATAATTTTGATGTTGTACTATCTGGTGATGTTTCAGGAAGTGCCACAGTAACAAATCTTGCAAGTATAAATATTTCTACTTCTATTGCAGATAACTCACATAATCACGTTGCCTCAAATATTACAGACTTTGAAACTGCTGTAGAAGCAGTAACAGAAGCTTTTGTTACTATTGATTTGCCTTCAGGGACTGATCCAGTAGCAACCGTTTATAACGATACTCTAACTATTTCAGAAAGCAACGGTATATTAGTATCTGGTTCTGGATCTAATACCATTGATATTTCTACTAATGCTACTCCACTAAATACCGCCTCTGCTCTAGTTTCTAGAGATACAGATAGCACCTTTGATATTAGTGGTATTAACTTTGATGTATCTGCTAGCCCCTCTGCTGTATCACCTGGAACATTATATTGGAATTCAGAGGAAAACACCCTAGATCTTGGAATGAGTGACGACGTTCTTCATTCTATAGGCATGAAATTATTTATGCCGCCAACAAAAAATAATAGTGGTGTAGACATTCCCAAGGGTTCTTTTGTTATGGCAACAGGTGCTCAAGGGGAAAGAATTACTATTGCTAAGGCAGTAACAGATGGATCTGTAGATCCAGAATATATGATTGGTTTTGCTGCACAAAATATTGAAAACGGTTCAGAAACAGGACTTGTTGTTATTAATGGAACAATTACTAATGTAAATACCCAAGGCTGGCCTGTTGGAACAACTCTTTATCCTAACTCTGCTTCTGCAGGAACATTGTCTGCAAGTGCAGGAGAAGCACCAGATATTCGCACACCCGTTGCCATTGTTCTTAGAGAACATCAAAATAGTGGTCGAATTTATGCCAGAATGATAAACTCTCATAAATTTGGTGAAGAAGCAGATGTAAAGCTAACAAGTTTGTCTGATGGTGACATAGCAATTTACAATTCTGCATCCTCATTGTGGATGAATGAAAGTTTTGATGAGCGAGCACAGGACGCTATCGCTACCATGATTTCTAATGGAACACAGACCAATCTAACTATTGACTATGATGACAATGCTAATTCTCTAAGCTTTAACGTTGTCGGTGCTGTTGCAGATGTTCAAGGTACAACAAATGAAGTAGAAGTAACTTCTGCTAGCAATATTTATACCGTTGGACTCCCTGATGACGTAACAATTTCAAATGATTTAACTGTAGTAGGAAATCTAACAGTAAGTGGTTCTGTTACTTATGTAAATACTACAGAACTTTTGATTGAAGATAATATTGTTACCCTTAATTCTAGTGCTTCTGCACCACTTCTAGATGCTGGTATTGAGGTACAAAGAGGTAGCGCATCAAATGTATATATCAAGTGGAATGAAACATCTGATGTATGGCAATTTACCAATGACGGATCTACATACTACGACTTAGTAGATTTTGATACCACGTTCTCAGCTAAGAAAACAGATGATTTAGCAGAGGGCATCACCAACCTTTACTTTACTGATCAACGTGCACTTAATGCTACAGCAGGAGTTATTGCTTCTGCCTCTGCTGCCGCTGTAGCACATGCAGATGCCCTAGAGACTGACGATGTAGCAGAGGGCATCACCAACCTTTACTTTACTGATCAGCGTGCACTTGATGC